ATGTCGGCATGGCGCACGCGATACAATCGGCGTCTATGGCGGCCACGTTCGCAATCGTCGACGTGCAAGAACCATCGGTGTCTATGGCGAAGGGGCGCGAGACAGCCGGCGCAAGTTCGACAAAGGCGTAGCAGATTTCACAGTCGAACAGGCCCGTGAAGCCATGGGTATCGATTGGATGACGCTGGCGGAACTCTGCCAAGCCATCCCGCCAGCCTACACGAAATTCATTGGCAGGCACTTGCTCACCCTTTTCGAAAAGCCCGCGCGGCCCCTTACCGCAACGGCCAGCAGCGGGGCCTTGCAGTCCCAACCTTCCCTTGGTCCCGCTGCGACCCTTTCCCCGGCGTCTCCTAGCGCCGGAACCTGCGCCGGGGGTGGAGAGAGCCACCTCTCCCCTCGCTCTGCCCCCGGTGCTTTTTCTGCTCCTTTCCATGACTGCGGAGATACCGATGCTCGTCCATAACGGGTTGCGCAAACGCCCCCACCTTACGCAAAATTCGCTGCAATCGGCGCTTTCCGAAACGGTGCGCGGCCTGCAGGGCGACGCATCCGATCGCGAGTTCGCCGACGAATGGCGCGTGTCGGAAGGCACCGTGCCTAACGTTCGCAACCGCAAGCACACGCTGTCGCTGCAGCCGTTCCTGCAACTCGGCGACACGTTCGGCCCCTCCGCGCTCGACACCGTGCTTTCGCTGATCGGCGCGCGGGCGGTGGACCGGGAAGCCGTCACCGTCGACGTATCCAGGGTGCCCTGCGATGTGGCGCGCGTCTTGCCGCTGCTGATCGAGCTCTTTGCCGATGGCGTGTGCTGCGACAACGACGTTCGCACACTCGACAAGGCTGGCGCAATCGACTGCCTCGGCTCTGTCGCCGACATGCTGCGGGACCGGCGCGATGCCGTGCGGGTGGCGGCATGAACGCCCCCCTCCCCTTCACACGCGAGAACGTCCTTTCGTGGGCCGCTAACGTCCTCACCGGCGCGATCGTCGGGCTGATGCTTTGCGCGCTGGCTTATCTGTTTGCGGGGGGCTGGTGATGGGGCGCATCGAAACCATTGGCCGCGCCACGCTCTACTTGGGTGATTGCCGCGATGTTCTGTCGACACTTCCGAAAGTGGACGCGGTGGTTACGGACCCGCCTTATGGGATTGGATTTGCCGCGCAGCCCACGAAATGGCAACGCCGCGCTGGGCTGCAACCGGAAGCTTGGGATGATGGCCCCGTCCCCATTGTCCTCTCGCTGCCAGAACTCGCGCCTTCGGTGATTTGGGGTGGTAACTATTACGCCCTTCCGCCGTCTCGCGGGTGGCTGTCATGGTTTAAGCCTGATGCGCCGCCATCAATGGCCAGTTTTGAACTGGCGTGGACCAGCTACGACCGAAACGCGCGGCAACTTCGTGTCTCAATTGGAGAGACGAATCCGGAGCGGGTCGGGCACCCAACGCAAAAGCCGCTTCGCCTTATGCGCTGGACATTGGACGGCTTGCCTGATGCGCCCCAAACCATCCTCGACCCCTTCATGGGCAGCGGCACCACCGGCGTGGCAGCCGTTCAAATGGGCCGCGACTTCATCGGGATCGAGCGTGAAGAGAAGTATTTCGACATAGCCTGCAAGCGCATTGAGGACGCGCAGCGCCAAGCGGACCTTTTCATCGAAGGAGCCGCAGCATGATCGACCTCCCCGACCACGATTGCTTCGAAGACACCGGCGACCGCTACGACGACTGCCCCGACGCCCTGGCCATCATCGCGGGGCTGTTCCTCTGCTTCTGTGCCGTCGTTGCCGCCGGGCTGGCGCGCGTCTGGGGGTGGTGGTGAGCAACTCCTGGAACAGAGCGCAGGCGATCAAGGCTGCGAAGCGCGACCGCGCAATGGCCGCGGATTTCATCGGCGGGATGCGCCAGCGCGATCTCGCGAAGAAATACGGCATCGGGCAACGCTACGTTTCGTGTCGCCTTTCCGCGCGCGGCGTCACTCTGACGCCTGAGCAAATCCGCAACCGTGTCGTTGCTGCGCTCGGCACCGGCAAGAAGCGTGGTCGCAAGCCGGTCTGGCCCGACTGCCCCGATCATATCCGCCCTGAATACGACCGACTGCGCCGGAAAGGCGTGCGCTCGGCTGAGGCGCGTGAAATTTTGGAGAGAGAACTGTGACCATCACCATCCACGACGACCTGATCCAGGGCTCCGAGGAATGGCACGCCGCGCGCTGCGGTCTGCTCACCGCGTCCGAGGTCAAGCTGATCCTCACGCCGACGCTCAGGGTCGCGAACAACGAAAAGACGCGCGCGCATGTCTGGGAGCTCGCTGCGCAGCGCATCACCGAATACGTCGAACCGACCTACATCGGGGAAGCGATGCTGCGCGGGCATGAAGACGAAATTCTCGCCCGCGCTCTCTACGCCGAGAAATATGGCGAGGTTCGCGAAACCGGCTTCGTGACGAATGACGGCTTCGGCTTCACGCTCGGCTGCTCACCCGATGGTCTGTGCGGTGACGACGGCATGATCGAAGCCAAGTCGCGCATCCAGAAATACCAGGTGCAGACCATCGTCGAAGAGTGGCGCCAGACTGGCACCATCCCCGATGATTTCATCTTGCAGGTGCAGGCGGGAATGCTCGTCTGCGAGCGCAAGTGGTGCGACTTCATCTCGTACTCCGGCGGGCTTCCGATGGCCGTCATCCGCGTCGAAGCGAACGTTGAAATTCAGGACGCTATCTTGGCGGCTGCAACCGGCTTCGAAGAGCGCATTGCCGAGGCGATGCAGGACTATCGCGCCGCTGTCGAAGCCCGCGCCTATCCCCCCACCGAACGCCGCGTCGAAGAGGAGATGGTTGTATGACCGTCATACGCGTCATCGACTTCGAAACCACCGGCACCGAACCGGTGGAGGGTGCCGAAGTGTGCGAGGTCGGGACGTGCGACCTCGACCTCACCGCTGGCGCAATCCACTCGCCCCGGTCGTGGATGTGCGGCGTTTCAAAGATGCCGCCCGAAGTCCGCGCCATTCACCACATCTCGCTGGCCGATTGTGAAGGATGGGAGCCATTCCAAACCGCCCATCTCTTCGACGAGAAGCGGAATGCAAGCGCGAACGTCGACGCGGTGGCGGCGCATAATGCGGAATTCGAAGCGAGGTACTTCGCATCTCCGGTCCCGGTGATCTGCACCTACAAGGTTGCACTTCGGGTGTGGCCGAACGCTCCGAGCCATAGCAACGGCGCGCTCCGTTATTGGCTCGAAGACGAGGGAAAGATCGCCCCCGATCATGCGCTGACCCAGCCCGCTCACCGTGCCGGTCCCGATGCCTACGTCACCGCTCACATCCTCAAGGCGCTCTTCGACACCGGACTGACCGGCAAGGAAATGGTCGCCTGGACGAAAGAGCCGCGCCTCCTTCCGACCTGCCCGATCGGAAAGTTCCGCGGGCAACCGTGGAGCGAAGTCGATGCAGGATTCCTCGGATGGATGCTGCGGCAACCCACGATGGAAGCGGACCTGAAATGGAACGCCGAACGCGAGATCGAACGCCGCGCCAAAGGCGGCTGACCCCCAGTTCCGACGCAGCCTGAATGGTCAGGCCCCGGATGAATGGAGAAACTGAAAATGGAAACTGCACCCAAAGAAGCGCCACCCAAGGAGCAGAGCATCGTCGCTCTGGTTGAAGCGACGCCTGTCATTGTCCTGACCGACAAAGAGAAGTTCAACCAGTTCTATCGTGCAATGCGCGAGGAAACGGACGCTCTCGACGCCGACACCAGCACGGAAAAGGGTCGGAAGGCGATCGCATCAATGGCCTACAAGGTCGCGCGCACAAAGACCGCAATTGATGATGCGGGCAAGAAGCTCAACGAGGAAGCGCGCGCTCAGATAAATGCTGTCGACGAGTCACGCCGCGAAATTCGCCAGCAGCTCGACCAGCTGAAGGACGAAGTTCGCCGCCCGCTCACCGAGTGGGAGGAAGCGGAAAAGAAGCGCGAGGCCGATGCTGCCGAGCAACTGGCCTTTATCCGCGAAAGCGCGCGTGTCGACATCGACGCGACTTCGACCGACGTCCTCAATCGTTTGAATGCGCTGGCGTCGCTTACTGTCGACCCTGAACTGCATCGCGCAGGAACAGACATCGCTACATCCGCCCTGGCCTCCACCATAGCGGCGCTCGAAGATGCGCGCGACCGCCTGAAGCGAGAAGAAGCGGAGCGCGCCGAATTGGAGCGCCTTCGCGCTGAAAGTGCCGAGCGTGAACGCCAGGAGGCAGAGCGGCAGGCCAAGGAAGCTGAAGAAAAGCGCATCGCCGAGGCTGAGAAAGCCGAGGCAGAACGCTTGGAGCGTCTGGCTCGCGAAGCTGAAGAGCGTGCGAAGGCCGAAGCTGAGCGCGAGGCAAAGGAACAGCGCGAAGCTGCCGAGCGCGCGCATGCCGAAGAACTGGCCGCTGAACGCGCACGTGCTGAAGCTGCCGAGCGGGAAGCGCAGGCCGAGCGCGACCGTCAGGCGAAAGAGGAGGCCGATCGAAAGGCCGAAGCCGAGCGTGCCGCCGCCGAACAACGTGCCCGTGAAGCGGACCGAACTCACCGCAGCAAGATCATGAGTGCTGCCAAAGAAGCCGTCATGGAGGCAGGCCCCGTCGAGGAAGCTGTCGCCAGATCCATCATCCTCGCGATCGCAGCCGGCAACGTGCCGAGCGTCAACATCGCTTTCTGAGGAGAAGAACAATGGTTGATATGTCACAAACGATTGCGCCGAAAAGCGACCAACTCAATGCGGACGACCTGATCGGCGGGCCGCGCACGATAACAATCACCCGCGTCACCGGGAACGAAGGCAACGCCGAGCAGCCAGTGAACATCTTCTTCGAAGGCGACAACGGCAAGCCGTTCCGCCCGTGCAAGTCGATGCGGCGCGTCATGGTCAAGCTGTGGGGCTCCGATGCGTCCAAGTACGCCGGGCGCTCGATGACGATCTATCGCGACCCCAAGGTCAAGTGGGGTGGCATGGAAGTGGGTGGGATCCGCATCTCGCACATGACCGGGCTCGACAAGCCGGAAACGATGGCGCTCACCGCCTCGAAGCAGGCGCGCGCTCCGTACACGGTGAAGCCGCTGACCGACGTTCCCCAGGCGCAGCAACAGGGCAATCCGCGCGAGGCGGTCGACAAGATCATCGCCACCATCGGGCGCGCACCGGACGCTGCCAAGCTCGACGCCTATCTCGCCGGGCCGAAGGTCGCCGCGGCTATCGAAGCGATGACCGACGAACACAAGCGCGAGATCGATGTCGCGGACGCGAACAAGCGTGCTTCGTTCGCGCCTCCTGCGGACGACCTCGAGGATGATCCGTTCGCCGAAGCCGAAGGCGCATAAGATGCGCGGGGGGCGGCAGTACGGGAACAAGAAGCGCACCCGCGCGGACATGCGGGCGGCGGCATTGCAAATGCTGACGTTCCGCGCATCGCTCGACGGGCTCACGCCTGAGCAACTGTCGCGCTCATACGGCCTGTCGCTCCCCGACGCTACCGACCTTCTCAACAAGGAAGTGCAGCGGAGGCGCAACCGATGATCGATTTCAATGACCTCGACGAGCCCCTTTCGCCGGGGCCGCAGTTCTATGTCGAGGCGCCTGACGGCCTCAAGCACTGGCCAGAAATCGACCGGCAATCGACTTTCTTCAAGCTGCTCCGATACGCCGGGCCGCGCGTCGATGCATTCGCCAACGCGAACGCCGGGAAGCGCAATCCGCGTCTTGCGAAAAAGGAAGGGATACGCGGCGGCGTGTTTGATGTCACCTGCCTGTGGCGCCCGCCTGTGGTCGCGTGGATCGAGTTCAAGGGGTACGACAAGCGCGGCCGAGCGGGCAAGCTTTCCGACAACCAGATACGTTTCGGGAATCGCCTGGTCGAGCTCGGCATCCCCTGCGCCTGTTTCTTCTCGCCGCAAGCCGCGATCGACTGGCTGCACGGACAGGGGTTTCCGATTTCGGGGGTGCGTGATGCAGCATGAAGTCATTCCCAGCGAATTGCCGCGCGAACCTTTTGACCTTTCGGCTTTTGCGCGGCGCACTGTCCTCGCAGGCATCGAAGCCGCGATCGACGACCCCGCCGAAATGAAGTTTCGCATCATGCTTGCGCGCGAGTGTGGACACCTTTCCGACAATGAAGCGCGCGACTGGATCGCCCGGCACCGCTTGCAGGAGGCATAATGGCCACGCAGACCGTCCAGAATTTCGGCCCGAAGTGGTGTTCGCGCGGTGTCGTGGTCGTTCATGGCCAGCATGACACGCGCATCGAAACCGGTGAGGATTACGATGTCACCACGCTCGCCTCGGTATTTCTCATGGAGCCGGGCGACAAGGACAAGCTCGACGGCGATGCGATCATCCCGTCGGCCCACTGCGACTATGACGCCCGCAATCACGCTCGGCAGCGCGAGGTCGGTGCATTCGGAGCGCTCACAGGCGACATCGACAGCGGCGACCATCCGCGCGCCCATATCGAAAGCCTTGTACGAGGGTTCTGCGGCGATGCGGCATGGCTGATCTATTCGAGTGCCCATGCCCGCCCCGGCGATATGCGCTGGCGCGTCATCATTCCGCTCGAGAAAACCGTTTCCTTCGACGAATGGCACGACGCGCAAAACGCATTCTTCCGGTTCATGGAGCAGTCGGGCGTGGAGATGGACCAGGCGCTCGACCGCGCCGGCCAGCTTGTCTTTCTCCCGAATGTCCCCGAATTTCATAGCAAGACGGGCGAGCGTCTGCGCGGTGAGGAAGGCTGGCCGCTCTATTTCGACCGCGCGACGACCGGCTGCAATGCGCCCGGGCTCGACCTTTCGAAAGGTCCGATCGCCTCGGGCATCGCCGAGATTCGCCGCAAGCGCGCCGAAGACGAGCGCGAGCGCGAGCGCATTCGCCGCGAAGCCGAGCAGCGCCGAGCGAACAAGCCGCGCACCGAAGGTGCGCCGATCATCGAAGATTTCAACCGCGAAAACTCGATCGCGCGCCTATTCGAGCTCTACGGCTACGAGCAATCGCCGCGGCATCCCGAAGACTGGCGCTCGCCGCACCAGACCAGCGAAAGCTACGCGACGCGCATCATGGGCGACAAGTGGGTCAGCCTGTCCGCGTCCGACGTTGGTGCGCGCCTGGGCGAGAATTTCAAAGGCGGATGCTTCGGCGACGCCTACGACCTTTTCGTTCACTTCGAGCATTCGAACGACCACAAGGCTGCATTCCGCACGCTCTACGCCGAGCGTCGCGTGTCGGCGCCTACACCGGCGCCTCCGCCAATCGATAGCGAGGATCCGGGTTGGACCGAACCGCCCGAAGGCGCGGCGCCGGAAACCGCGCTCGAGCCTGTCATCGAACCGGAAGATCCTGAGCCCGACGACGTTCTCGGTTTCAACCTGCTCGACTGGTCGACTGGTAATTTCCTCGGGGAAGCGCCGCCGATCGAGTGGCTGTGCGAGGGCACGATTCCGCAAGGCGTCCCCGCGCTTTTCGCCGCGATGGGTGGCGTCGGCAAAAGCTTCATCTCGCTCGACCTGGCGCTCGAAATCGCCGCCACGGTCGCCAATGGCGGGCACAAGCGCCGCGTTATGGGCGGGGAAGTCGTCGCGCGAGGCAGTGTCGTCGTCCTGTCCGCCGAAGACGGGCGCGACAGCATTCATCGGCGTCTCGAGCGCATCGACCCGGGTAAGCGGCGCGAAGACGCTGACGGAAAAGTGTTCATCGTACCCATGCCGGAAGTCGGCGGCCCTATGCCGCTCGTCACCGGCGACCGCGGGGAGTTCAAGCGCACGCCGCAATTCCACGCTCTCATCGCGCAGCTTCGCGCGGTCGACGACCTGAAACTCATCATCATCGACCCGCTGCAGGCATTCGTCACCGCGGACATCACGAAGGATCCCGCGGCCGGGCAATACATGTGGAGCGCGTTTGCGCAGATATGCGCGGAAACCGGCGCCACGGTCATTGCCTGCCACCACATGCGCAAGGAAGGCATGTCGCGCATCGACAGCAGCGACAGCGCGCGCGAGGCAATCCGAGGCTCGACGGCCCTCATCGACGGTGCGCGCGCCTCCTACGCGCTATGGTCGGAAGGCGAGGAAGCCGCCCGACGCATCTGTTCCGAGCTCGACATCGAATTCCAGCCCAAGCGCGTCGTGCGCGGTGCTGTGGTTAAGTCCAACGACGAGCACGATTGGGAGGTTCATACCTATATACGCGCCGATAGCGGGCTGCTTGAGGACGCGACAGACAGCGCACGGGAAATCACCACTGCAGGCGACCGTCTGAGCGATACGCAGCGCGACCAGGTATTCGACGAAATCGAGAGCCGATGGCGTGCGGAAAACCCTTTCGGAGCCTCGCCGCAATCGCCCGAACGATACCTTCCGAACTGGCTGCAGCAGGAATTCGGCGTGTCGAAAAAGACCGCGAAAGACCACTTCAACGAGTGGATGATCGGCGGGATGCTGGCCACGGAAATGTTCGATCGCAAGCGCAAAAAGACCGGTTTGAAGGTCGCGGTGTGGCCACGATGAGCGCTCACCATAAATCAATGACTTACGCGACTGGCGGAAGTAAAAACCGTTATTTTTCAACACTCGGCGGAGGTTGGCGGAGGTTCGAAAGCCAAATTCGGCTAAGTGCTTGTTTTTCCTTGGCGGAGGTTCGGCGGAGGTTGGCGGAGGTTGGCGGAACCATGGTGATTAAGTGCTTGAAAAACCTTGGCGGAGGTTGGCGGAGGTTGGCGGGCGGAAGTTCCCCCATACCCCCTAGCGACTTCCGCTCGCTTGGATGCGGCGATGTCGCTGGCTTTTGGAGGGCGCCAATCTCGCCAACTTTCCACCCTCAATTCGGAAAGGTTGCGTGATGACCCTCCACGTCACCCGCCATGCAATCGAGCGTTTCCAGGAGCGCGTCGAGAACCTGCCTGAGCCCGAAGTCCTCGAACGCCTCGACACACCCGCAACCCGCGCCGCCGCCTCACTCCAAGCCGAGTGCCATGTGCGCCTGCCGACCGGGCAACGGATCGCGGTCAAGGATAATACCGTCGTCACCGTTCTCCCCGCCGAACAATATCAGCGCCAGGTGAGACGACACGGCACAGGTCGCTTCTCAACCACCCCTCGATCGTATCGCCAAAACTGACGGAGGTAATTCGATGAACGCACTCTCGACTATCCAAGCGCCCATGAGCGCCATCGAAACAGCGGCGCTGGCTCTGGCGCTGCCCGAAAATCTGGCATTCGACGACTGGCTCGCCAAGGGCCGTTCGCTCGCGCTTTCCAAAAAGCACATGGATTTCCTCATCGGGGACTGGATCGCTTTCGGCCGCCAGCACTTCCCCGAGCAAATCCAGGAAGTCCTGCCCGGCATGTTCGACGACGAGCGCCAGCTCAAGCGCATCGAGAAGACCGCCCGCGCCTTCCCGCCTTCCCAGCGCTGCGCATCTTTGAGCTTCGAGCACCATGCCCATGTCGCCGACCTTCCGACGCAGGACGCCTTGCCGCTGCTGCGCGAGGCCGAACGCGAAAAGCTCCCGGCGAAGAAGCTCCGCATCAAGGCCATGCTCCGCAAGGTCGAGACCGGGCAGATCCTCCCACGCGAGGAAGACGCCGAGGACGATGCGCTTATGGCGCTGGTCCGCGCTTGGAACCGGGCACCGGTATCTGTGCGGGAGGAGTTCGCCGAACTCGTCGCCGATTCCGCTCTCGGGCTGATCGAGGCATGAGGGTCGAGACGATTGGACGCGCCACGCTGTTCAATGCCGATTGCGCTGACGTTCTCTCGCAATGGCCGGAATGCTTTGGCGTGTCGGCTGTCGTTACTGACCCGCCCTATGGAATCAAGGAAAGTGCGGGCAAGGCCAAGACGCGGGGGAAGCTGGCAAAGGCCAAGGACTACGGTAACGACGATTGGGATAATCAGCCGATCGACACTGACCTCCTCCAGCGCCTTATCGGCTTGGGCCGCTGGCAGATTGTGTTCGGCGGCAACTACTATCCAATGCCCGCCGCGTCTTGCTGGCTGGTGTGGGACAAGGTCAACGGCAATAATGACTTTGCCGATTGCGAGCTGGCTTGGACCAACCTGCGCCGCGCCGTCCGCCTCAAACGCTACATGTGGAACGGAATGCTCCGCGAAAAGGGCGCGCAACGTGGCGACCACCCGACGCAAAAGCCGCTTGAGGTTATGAAGTGGTGCATCGAGCAACTGCCCGACGATGTTGAGACGATCCTAGACCCTTTCGCTGGTAGCGGGACAACGGGTGTTGCGGCGATCCAGATGGGCAAGCGGTTTATCGGCATCGAGCGCGAGCCTAAGTATTTCGAGGCAATGTGCCGCCGCATCCGCGAAGCCAATGGCGATGACGCTGGCCCGCTGTTTGGAGAGGCAGCATGACCCGCACCATCCCCGCC